CTCGGGAAGAATTTTATCCGGCATTTTTCCGCGGATACCAAGCCCGGTGGTTGATACTTGCAGCCCTGCCTCTATTCCATGAATAAAATCCGAAACCGGATCTTCGCTCTTTATAACGTCCACGCTTGGCTGCGCTGGTTTCATAGCTTCGTGAGCGGCTAAATTAGTGCCCACCACTCCGCGTACCATTGGATTTGTTTTCGCCGGCATGAGCGGCGCAGGTGCCGGCTCGTCAAAAGGATTCAATTCTTCTGGTACGGCATCGGCTTGAGGTTTATCTATAAAAGGATTTTCTTCGTCGCCCGCTTCTGCTGCTTCTGCGTCCGGAAAACTTCCCATTACCGCATCTGGGGGAGGGGCCTCGTTTTCCGGTGCGGGAGCAGGTTCTTGATTCAAAGGTGGATTAGATGGTAAAGGCGCCTCGCCCTTCGGCGCTTTGAGTGGTTTAGCATCCATATCGGACGGATCAGTAGGATGAGTAGGCGCAAAGCTATCCACACTTCCAGAAAGAGGTGTATTAGCTAAAGTCGCCATTATTTATTACCTAATTTTTTTAGTAATTTCCAACGGGCTGCGGCTGCTGCTCTCTCGGCTTTAGGAAGACTTTCAGGACTAATTTTACTTAGCTCGGCCATGCTCATTGTGGCTATATCTTCCATTTTCGGAATTTTAGGCTTAGCCGTTGGGGTGATATTGCCTCTAGCCGATTCCGACGCTTGCTCTTCTGGCATAGGGTACTGCTGAATCAATTTCATTTTTTCAGTCATGCCCAATTTTCTAGCCGAAAGAGCAATGTCTTCATTACTAGGCGCTACTACTTTGCCGCGAGCTTGCTCAGCTTGTTGGTGAAGAATATCTTGAGGGCTGGAAATATATTTCTGCACTTGTTTCCCAAGATAATCTTTGGAATCAGGATCAAGCAACGGGCCTATAGGCTCTTGTTTGTCCATGGCCCTCTTTTTAGCCATTTGCACTTCGCTAGTAAACTGAGCCAGTTTGTACTCAGCGTTGGGGTCGTTAACTCCAATCAACGTTCGTGCACGGTCCAACATTTTGGCTTCATTGAAACTATTAACGCGATTAGAGGGTACCATCCGTATAGCGTCGTCAAGCTCTTTAAAATCTCGTGGGGATAGCATACCCGGTTGCACCATGTACGCTATTTGCATCGAATCAGATATGTGCCCCGGCTCGTTATCAGCAGATAAAATGCGCGCCATCATATTATTTTTCATAGTCGGGTTTGATTTCGATATGTCTTTCCCGGCGGCGTCTATCAAATGGTAAAGTTTTAACTGCTCGTCGGAGGTGATGACCCCCGCTCTTGCTTCCCTAGTAACTTCATCGGGGGTAAGGCTGTTATTGGTAAAAATCTTTTCGTATGCTTTCACCTTGAACACTTCGCCTTGAGCTGCAACCGCTTCTTTGCGCTGAAAAATAGCCTGCTGCCCCGCCGTTTGGGCCGCTGCCTGATTTGCCCTTATTTCTCTTTGCAGTGCTGCCTTTTGGTCCGAATCCATGAAACTGTCAAAAGCGCCTTCCGCCAGCATGGACTGCGCCGTATTTAACTCGGGGGTATTAGGATCAACTTTACCGCCGGAACTAATTACTGAGGTACGAATATTATCGTAATCCATCTGCATATATCCACGCACAGCGCCTTTAGATAATTCTAAAGACATTTTTTGTTGCGCGTTTTCCGCTTCCGCCGGAGAAAGGGCGCCTGCCTCTACTTGCGCTTGGAGTGCTTCAACTTGAGCGTCATGCAAATCAGGAAATAAACCAGGATCATTCATAACCATGTTTGAATTAGTATTCATCATGGTATTTAGATTTTCTTTGGCTCTTGCACCTTGAATTGTAGCGTATCCACGTGCCGCGCTTTGAAGTAGCGCACCGCCCGCCCTCGAACTGGCGCGAAGGAAAGCGTCTTTGCCCCGCGGAGTATTGTACGTTTCGTACGTCTTCTCTGCCCAATCTTGATAATCTTTTTTTACTTTATCTACATCCAGAGTGCCCTTGGCCGTTTCATCCTGGATTTGAATCGCCATGTTGGCACGCTGTTCAGCCACAGAAGCATAGGCATCAGAAGTTTCAACTTGCGTCTCTCGCTGCTCAACCATTTTGTAGGCTTGGCCTAGGCTTTCGCCAAATGTTTCAAGGCCCCGACCGTACATCGAGACTTGTTCAAGCATTGGGCTAGTTTGTCCAACGGGCCCTGCTGCTTCTTGTTCCGGTAGGTATTCTTGAATTTTAGCCATTACGCTATCCCCGCTACGGCAGCGCCCGTATCATCACCGCTGTAACCTTCTTCAATACCCGCACTCTCGCCACTAGCTTTTTTATACCCGGAACCCCCGGCCATATCCGTGCCCGCGGCACCCATGGTCAGCGCGCCGAGCGCTCGCCAATATCCGCCCATTTTAGCGCTAGCGCCTCCGTACCTATTCATGCTTGCTTGATTCTGGTAGTTGATGGCTTTCAAATCGGCGCCGTGGAGTATGTTCAGCCTGTCCAATTCCGAATTCATATGCGAGGCATTTATTACGTCCAACACTGATCCGCTTGTCGCCTTAACTCCGCTTGCCCCATACCCCGCAATGGCCGCACCTATCTTCCGTCCGGCCATCATCTGTTGCCTCATGGCATCGAATTGGCCCTTGCGCTCAGCTTCCGCCGCCTGTTGCATCAAGCTATCGGCCTGTATATTCAACGAAGCAGAAGTCATTTCCCCCTGTTGAACGGACCCATATGCGGAGATACCTGCCCCAACTAAAGGAATAGCAGCCGACATGTTATGCGCCCTCCCGTATCATGGAATACAGAACGCAATCCGATCCGGAGGGGAGAAACTTACGTGCCAAAGCGCATTCCACTTCGAACCCCAGTAACTTTGCTCGCCGGTGCCCTAATTCAAAATCAACGGGCACAGAAATTTCTAAACGATTGTATAATTTTAGTTGTTGGTCGAGAAAACTTTTTATGCCTCTAAACACCGGCACGAAACACTCCTTAGCGTCTTCGTTGAATACCGTCCAAACACATCCGCGGCCTTCCCATAATTTTATCACGCCACCGCATACCATTGGGCTTCCATTCACCACGCCCGTTACGCTTTCTTGCTGTTCTAAAAGCGAGGCTAGCCCGCCAAGATATGATTCTTTGATGTCCGCATTTATACCTTGTTCCAGTAGCGGAAAAACATGTTCTGCGCGGTATGGAATAAGCTGAAAAGCGCTCATATGTCCCACTCTTCCATGAACGATGTAATAGATTGAATGGCGCCCGGCAAAGGGGAAGATTGCTCAAAACAAACTTGGCTCTCAAAATCATGCGCGCTACCAAGCGCTTCCCGAATCATACCTGAAAACAAAGGTGTAGCATTATCGGCAAGATTTTGATCCCCTTGCGCAAACTGTACTGGCACAAGATCGTCAAAACTAACCCCTAGAGAAAAATCCCCGCATCGGTGGAGTTGAACCGCAGCGCGCACTGTACGCCTAGTTTTACCAATGCTTGTGCCGTCTGCTGCGCCAGCTTCTGCTCTCAATAGCTGCCCCTGCGATTTGAACCTATATCCAATTTGCACTTTAGAGGCCGGGTAATTTAATTGAATGGCGCCAGTGTTGTCCACTACGCAATCAGGGTGAATACCGCCGTCTGTTAGAACCCCAACCGTTTCTCCGATTAGCCATGTAAGCCCGGAGATAGTATCATTCGGCGCTCCATCGTACGTGGCGCCACAATCCAAATGGAATGAATCTTCCTGAGCGATAGAATCGTCAGGAATCTTTGTCATGTATTCAATGCTGTACACTGTAGCCGCGTTGATAAACCTTTTAACTACTAGCCACATTTGGTCAAATGTGGCTAGGGGATCAGGGATGAACCCCGTTGAAAAAACTCCTGGGATCGTGCCACCAGCATCGGACTGACCGCCAAGAAAATGGCGCATCCATCCCGCACTCAGAGAAATATCATCCCGGTTGTACACCATGGAAACCAGGGCACCGTCAGTACGAACCCCCCACACCAAGGGTTGACCCTCTTGTTGGATCGTTATTTGTTTTAGCGCCGGGAGGGTAATGTGCTCAGAAATTTCGGTAAGATCCGTAGAACGAAAAGTGCCGGAGTTGAAAAAGTACGCCATCTCTCTTAGCTTGCGAAAGGCCCGCTGCACGTACATTACCGCGTTACCAAGTTTAGCTACGGCAATCGCCGCCGAACCGTAGAAAGAAGTTTGTTGCGCATTGAAGTTTGTGGGTGATAGCGCTTCGCTGTTAGCCGAAGGAGTCATGGCCCATTCCCCAGTAGCAGAACCTGCTAGTAATCCTTGCGCTGTGGACGCCATCCACCTCACGGGATTTGAATCCTCTGAGTTAAGAACAAACGAACAGGAATTATTATCCGTTACGGCCAACGTATCTGGATTACTAGGGGAAAAAGTTTCGTATAGCCCTGTATTACTTGAATCCACTTCTTGAGGGGAATTAGCATTACCCGAAAACCAAAGTCTATCTTGGTGAAACGCCACTGCCTGCGGGTATCCAAGTCCCACAAACCCGCCCGGAAGCCCCGTGCCAAACCCACTCCAAACACCTAGAAACCATAAATCGGCCTGAGTTAGCCCAGGGAAAGGCACTACTTCTGAAATGCTAGTGCCGCCCATTTGTAAACTAACGGTGGCAGTATCATACATGGTGCCGATGTTACCCCAGTATCTCTTGCCTGATATTTGGAGCGCCAACATACGCCCAAAATCCTGATTAACTCCTGCTCCAAAAATTGCCGAATCCGCGAATACCGCTCTGTGAATAGTGCCCCCGCCGGCGTACAGAGTTGTAAATACAGAACCTAATAGCAGTAGCGTAGAAGTAGAAGTAACTTCCACAACCCAATACGTCGGGTGCGCGGGGAATGGTTGTACTCTGCCGCCGTAAAAACTGGCGTTATTAGCTTCGTTAGTACCTAGTACTTGCTTAATAAAAACTTTATCGCCGCTGGAAAAACCATGGTTCGGAGCCGTAATCTGTATTTGTCCGCTAAGTGCGGGGTCAGTAATCGCGCCAGTAACCGCTACCCCATCCACCATTACATCCGAGAACGGGAGCGTAACCGTTAGCGGCGTCATCGTCGCTATACTATCGCCAACCGTACGATACGAGTTAGGCGGGAGATAAGGCCCATCCACTCTATAAACGGTTTGTATTTTCCAACTGGTTTGGGAAAAGCGTTGCAGCTTATAGGGTGGATAATTGGGGTGAACAAAATATATCGTATCTCCGTTTTGCGCCCATCTCAACGCTGGCAAATCCGCTACTGCGTATGGGGATCGCAACTCCAACTGCGCGGCTGCCGCTACGGGAGTACTGACATCTATTTTTTCATTGCGAAGAGGTTCGTTGTTGTCTCGAATAGCAAAAAAATCAAAATATGCACCAAAGGCATTGTTAGCAAATTGCACTCGGCCAGACAGCGCAAACGACGCGCTAGGATTAATAGCTACCCCATTATTGGCAAAAAAGCGGATATAATGATCGCCCATTTCAAGCATCATGCTTTGAGTGACAGAAAATCTGAAAGGTACCAAGATTGGCGGATTGGTCGAATCTTTTACATCCGCCACATACTTAGTGCCGGGCCGACGAATAAGAGGCCCCTGCAAAGACGGGATATAGTTCAACCCAACAGCCAAACCTTTTTTATAGCGCGGATTATCAAATACACCGTAGCAAAGCGGAGATACTTCGCCAGTGTGAAACCCTGTCTGCCCTACTGCTGCTTTTGGCATATTGGATTTACATCCTCACCAGTAGCCACGGGTCAACCGGCGGCTGCACTGGCATCATCTCAAAAGCATTTCTTTTCTTGGCCAATTCAATAGCGTCGTCATGCGCTTTTTCGGCGTTTTGTAGCTTGGTATTACTTTGAGTAAGCTCTTCGCAAGTGTTCATTGCCAACGCGGCAGCAAAAGCTTCAGAAAAAGAAGGGTCAAAATTACCCTCTGAAATATCGTTACTAATATACCGTAAATACAGTGGTGCGGATTGATCGGTGGCAATGGCTTGACCGCCTCCTGGAAAGTTTTCAATTTGCCAATCTTGATAGCTAACACCAGTATTTGGCGCACTAGGAATAAGCCCCATGCTCATTACCCCGTAGTTCACGAACTGATCGGGTGGCGCAATCATAATAAAGTCGCCGGGTAGCACAAAGTAATTCGCTTTGCCAAACGTGGGGGGAACTGTTGCGGCGGCAAGAATTGCTCGCTTGATAGAAAACCCCCAAAAGTTTTCCCTTAGCATTGCCTCTAACACCGGGGTGTACGCCCGAAGCATGGCGCGCGCGCCGCGGTCGTTGTCGTTGATCGACCCTACAGCCTTGTAACCGAGAAGTTGAAGGGCGCGGTTTATGATCGTTGTCTTAGTTGTCGTCGATCCCATTACCGCGCTCCCTTCCGTCCTCCTACGTGTACGCTACCGCCACCAAGTTGGCATACAGTCCTGCGACTGCGCCGCCCACCATACTTATGCGATACGTGCCCGCTGGAAGGTCAAAAGTTTGAAGACCATTTGCGTTGATACTTGCCGTTGTTACGTTAAGGAAAGTAGAGCCATCCATGCCCTGCATTTGCAAATGGCAATTAGTGGGGAAAGTGGTGGCAAAAACCACCAATGAAGTGCGTCCCCCCACCCATACTACTGGCGCTTGGTTTGCAACAACGCTTACGTTTGAGCAAAGGACTATGCCGCCTCTTGCCATGTGTGCGCTCCTTTAAGCTGGTGGCCAATTTGAGCGCGTAATGTATTGCTCAAAAAGTTCCAGGATCAACAAAACTTCGTTCTTAGAAATAGTGCGGGTTGTGCCGCTATCATTCACGATAAGAGCAGAAAGGTCTACGTTTAATTCCACTCCGTGCGCCGTAACCGCCGGGCCAACGGCCTCGGTTACTTGCTCAAGATTATAATCGGCATTCGCGCCGTAAAGTCTAGTAGCCATATTTCAAATGCTCCTTCGAAAAAACGGGTGGTAAGACCAAACAAGAAGAAAAAATCCTACCACCCGCAACCCGTATCTTAATTATTTACTGCTTGATGTATCGAGCTTTTACGCTCACAAAACCTGCAGCAGCAATTGCCACCACTACCGACGCTACGATATCAAGGTTGATACCAGGATCGGAAGCTAATCCAAGAGCTTGCCACAGTGGCATTTCTTGCTTAGCGATAGTGTTAGTACCCGACTCATTGATGAATTCCGATTGCGCCAAAGCAGCGGAAACGTCCACTGCAGTAGCGAAGAAATCATCGTCAATTGCCAAACCCGCATTAGACGCCAAAAGATCAGCGCCCAATGGGATAAAGGTAGGCCAAAACACACCTAGTGCTAGCTGCGCACCAGCGCCGAGTGCCGTACATTGCATCAGCAAAGACGACATTCTAGCGTTGGACGGAACGTCACAAAGCTTGTATTTCGAGGTGGCGCTATCGCCGTTGGCAGGAGCTACATAGCCCTCTGCCTCAAGCATTTCACCATTAGCCACGAAGGCATCGGTAAGAACCTTGGGAGTTGCGTCCCGGTTCGTGATCATGGTCGATTTCAAAGTTACAACTGCCATAAATTTTTATACTCCTTCTTGTTCGCTAATTAGCGAGCCCAAACTTGAACAACTTTTTTCTCTTCGAGGCGAGTGCCCCCAAAAGTTCCCATTACATATGCTTGGTATGGGAGAGAGCGAAGGTCTTTGCGCTGACTTACGTCAGTGGTCAAATCGGCCCAAATACCACAATAAGCGCCCGACTTAGCCCACATTGGGAGAGCGGTCGAAGTGCCGGCGAGGTCGTCGGTTCCGGTGCTCAGCAATTCAGTATGAATGAAATCGATTCCTAGGAAGCGAGTAATCTTGCCTTCCACGAGAACCGGCTTGTCATTAAACTCGGTGCTAATAACCTGTACTTCTGCAAGCAAAGAATCGTGGTTCACACCGTTGATGGCCATGGTGATGGCATCAGCGTCGAGGTCCACGTAATTGCTCATAAGGATTTGCTTAGCTTTGCGAAGTTTTGCAACTGTGAGGTTGGTTGCAGAAGCGGCGCCTTGAGCTACGCTTACGATTTGCGAAGCAGGAAGCGTTACCGAAACCGTACCGTTGTTGCCAGTGAAGTTTGCGCCAAGGATACCGTTAAGGATTTCTTGATCCTTTGCGCGGCCAAGGGCGTAAACGCTGTTGGTAACATAAGACGACATAGGGTCGATAAGCAGGCGGAGCTTGTCGAAACTATCGAGAAGTTGTGCGAGGTCGTAATCTTGGGGGAATACCCACCTACGATCAGTAGGAGCATCGGTTGGGCTGATTGGCTGGTAGCGACCAGTTACCTTATTGGCGTTAATAGCGCCAAACTGATCAACAGGGCTAGCCTGTGATCCAACATGGTTCCCGCTCATAACCGCACCGGAAAGGCGCGAACCTTTTTGCTGCAGCTTGAGTTGGATGTTAGAGCTGAATTGCTCAACGTAGAAAAGCGGAATTCCTGAATTTACACCGGCCATTTTGGGGCCTCCATTTTGAATTTAAAAAACCCAAAAGTGAGGCTTATCCTTGCGGGGCCGCGACTTAATCCCCTCATACCGGGGGAGCAGTGCCATTCTTTTCGTGGCGGTCAACCGGGGGCTTTATTCCCTTATCGGTGCTTTATACCCCCAATATTGAAGCGCCCCCCGCCTTTTTGCAAACTAAATATTTACAGTTCCTTGGTAGGCTTCACGGTGTAAACGCTCCCATGTAGCCTTGGCATCCGATTCCCCCGCCATAAGTCTTGAACCAAAATCTTTATCGGCCAACAATTCGCTGATTCTGGATTTGGCAGAAGCCGGTTCCATAGGAGCATTAGGTTGCCGGCCTTGGATGAACGCGGATTCACCTACCGATTTACCAATACTTGCCAATAGTTTCATGGTTTCAGCGTGGCCAAGCGCCGAACTCAACGCATCAATTTTCTTAGCGTCCATCCCCATACGGCGGGCAGCATCGGCAGCAATTGTACGATTATTTTCATACGCTGCTCCCCATTCTTTTTCCAAACTTTTTACCTGATCGCGGAATGCGCCGGCTGCTTGTTCTTGCGCGGTAGTAGCTAACTGCGATGCATATTCGCCATCCGCAGCCGCCAACCTTTGCGCTTGGGCTTTCGTCAAACCCATTTCATGCGCATTCTTCAAAAAATTCTCCAAACGTTTAGCATCGCCGCCTTGAGCGGGAGCGTCGATTCCATATTCTTTGGCGTCTTTGGGCGCTCCAAGGCGCTCATAAATTGCTCGCCCTTCTGCCGTTAATGCCCCTTTGTCGTCGTAAAAAGATTCTGGTAATTTCATCAAGCGGTCTTGAGGCACGCCCTGCAACTTTTCAAGGTTGCGATACGCATCTGCCAAAGCGCCCGGGTCTTTGAAACCTTTATTACCCACATACCCTTTTAGGTCCTCGTTAAACCCATCAGTCCAATTGGGGGTGGAGGCGGGAGCAGCGGCGCTCGTGTTAGCGGTCACGGGCGCCGCTGCTGGCGGAGAAGCGCTCATTGACGCGCTAGTGGACGCGGGCATAGCGGGAGCCGCAGGAGAGGTGGACGTAGCGGGAACTGCAGGGGTTGCGGGTGTCGACATTCTTAATACTCCATTGTTTATTTATCTATCGGGGTTGCGGGTCTAGTGTGTTTAGCAAGTAGCTCTTCTGCATTCAGGGTTAAAAATTCTTTGATCCGTAGCCACACTTCTCGCCGGCCTTCCATAAGGGCGTGAACGCGAGCGTCAGTGTGGAAAGATGATTCATTAGCGCGGCAAAATTTAGATAAGTCTTCAAGTACCAAGGTGGTAAATGGGGATTTTTCGTCAAAGATGCGCCCATAGGCAATGCTCCGCTCATGGTAATAATCATAGAGCTTAGATTTTTCCGCTATCTTCATCCGCCACCTTTAGCCGCGGCTGCGGCCTGCGATTGCGATTTCAACGCTCCGGCAATGGCTGGGGCCGCCGCCACCGCTTGTTGCATTTGCATCTGCTGGGCTTGCGCATTCTTGAGCCGCATTACATCCTCTTTACTTCGAATCCAACTAGCCGGCGTGCCATTGATCGAGGCGATAACTGGTGCTGCTTCGTCAAAATCAATATAGAAGAGGTAGGAAGGATCTTGGGTCGCTTGAGCTAATTCCATAAGCGTTTGCACCGTTCTCTGCGCTCCTGCCGCCCACTCGGCCTTTTGCGTGCGGGTGATGGGGCTATCGTAAATGGTTTTATACGCCCCCTTGGCCTCTTTCATAAGCCCCGTTTGCGGCGGTAGCTTGCCCATGGCAGAGAGAAGATCAAGCTCGCGGTCAATCATTGGTCCAAGGTATTCGGACTGCTGGCGGCCAATTGTGGGCGCCAAGAGGATGCCCTTCTCTCTCGTGCGCTCCAATACCTCTGTGGCC